CGTCCGTGGGGTCCTTGGGAGGGGGTGCAGCCTTGCGGCCACGATCCTCTTCAGGAGTATCGTCCTCAATTTCTAATTCAATTTCATTACTTAATTTGTCTTCCTTTTCGGCTTTTTCGTCCGGGAATTCAAATTCTTCACCTTTAAACTGTGTTGCCATTTTTGCTCCTTATGCAGCGCGGGTAATTCCGCGCGGGTCTTCCACAACTGCTTCGACAGAGTCATCGTTGATGATTCTGAATTCACGACCGTGGATCTTCAGGCGAGTTCCTGAATTGGGGCGGACGATGACAAAGTCACCCTCCTTGCAAGATGCGCCGCTGGGAAAGCGGGTAACGTCTTTGTAGGCATCGGGGCCAAGCTTTACAACGAACAGCACTGGGGTCAGCACTTCCTCGTAATGCATGGTTTTGTCAGCCTTGATCAAGCCAACTTCGCTGTCCGCATACTCTTCCATCGCTTCAGGAACAACGCACAGAAGGTGGAATGTTTTGGGGTCAGGCAACTGCTTGGCTTTTTCTTCGGCAGTCTTGTTCAGAATGCCAGACAGATCAACGGCAGCGGTGTCAAATTCACTCATCAGATTTCTCCATTTTTTGCACAAGGTCTTGGATGATGTTTTCTGCGTAGTTCAGACCTTGGACTACTCCGCAGACTCTTCGGTACTCTTCAAGCGTGTCGCACCGGCCCGCCGCCACGTATGCTTCACGCTCTTGTTTCAGTTTTTGTATTTCTTTGGCTACGTACGCCAACTCTTGGTAGTCTTTCAATCACGCTCCTTTTTGGGTTTGCTAGGCTGTTTTTGCGCTGCCCGTTGCGCTTGCTGCGCACTTAACTGTGCGCGGTGTTTGGCAATATCGACTCCAAGTCGAGCGCCATCCAACTCCATTTGTTTGTTTAAACGATCCTTGTTTGCAGCAGCCGTTGCGCCAACTTGCATGGCTGCGATTTCTTTCTGCGCGGCGATGCGGGCTTCTTCCACCCGAATCTGATCTGCCTTGGCGGCAGCGTCCATCGCTTGTTTTTGTTGCTTTAGTTTTAAGTCTTCCATCTTCAACTGAAGCTCTTGCATCTGCATCTGGACGATCGGGTCTTGCATTTGCTGTTGGGCTTGTTGTTGCTGGGCTTCTTGGCTGTTTTGTGTAAACAGTTGTTGGGCAGCTTCTGCTGCCATGATGGCAATGTGATCTGCCATTTCCGGCGGGACTTGTTTGTTTTGCTCTTCTTGCGGAAGGGTGATGCCCATGCGCTTTTCAATTTCCAGACGGTATTGAAAGCCCACGTGTTCATTGATGTGAGCCAGCATGGCTGCTTGAATCATTGGGGCTTGTGGGTTTTGAGCAACAATTTGAGCCAACTTGGGGTCTTGCATCGCCATCATGTGGACTTTGATGTGTGCCTCATGGTTTTGCTGCACAAAAGCCTTGACCGGCTTCATGGTCAGGACATCTTGGTTTTCCTGAATTGGGTCGGTTGGGACTTGGTCATCTTCTGTCTTGACCAGTTTGGCGGCGTTCTTGATGCCCAAGACCTCAATCATCTGACGGTGCAACAGGGGCATGTCATACAACTGCGGGGCTTGCTGGGCCAATTGGAGAACTGCTTGGTACTGGACGATCTTTTGCGCCATTGTTGCGGCGTTTGGATCGCTGACAGGAATCACGTCCGTGGAGTCGTAATCTGACTTGCGGGCGGTGCGGCTACCCTCTTCTGGGGTGTAGTCGTAATCTTCGGGTGCGTAGTCGGCAATGATCACCTTGAGCAGCTTGAATTCCTGCTTCATGGAGAAATGCATACGGGACTGAACCGCGCCCATGACCTTCAGGGTTCTTTCCAAAATTGCCAAGGTTGTTCCGACAGGCGCTTGGGCAGACATGTCAGAGACATTCATGTCACCGCCGTTGGCAAACGATCGGCCTTCTTCGACGATGTTTTGGAAGAGGGCAAACAGAACCTGACTGGGTTCTTTGTATGGCAGAGGCAGGATGTTGTCGCGGATCGAGCCGGACGGCACATCTACGTCTCTGAACTCTCCCGGCTGGATTGGCGTGTCATCACCCTTGATGCGAAGACCGCGAGACTTGAGGCCCCCGGGTAGGTTTGAAAGTGTTCCCGCATCCACGAGCTGCCGGATGAGCATCGTCGCGCTTTTGGCATACCCGCCGATAAGGTGGATAAGACCATAACCATAGAAGCCAAAACCGGGGATGTATTGGTAGTGTACAAAATGCTGGCGCTTGATGTGCAGTTCATCTCCTTCATACCAATTTCTCCTTATGGCTAAAACTTTACCGGTTTGTTTTTCAATGGTCACAACATAGGGCAAGGCGATGCCGGTTGGCTCGCCGTCCTTGTCTTTGTGTTCGTATCCTTTGAGGTCAAGCTCAACATGCATTTCCAAAAGACGAAAGCGGTTGTCTTGGATGGCGGACATGCCGTCTTCCTCTGACTTTTGTTTCTCCACGTCGTCCAGTTCATAGCCCGGGTCACCCAGATCAACATCCAAGTAAAACCCGCTCTTTTGCAGTTTCAGGACATCGTTCTTGGTTTTGCGCATGATGTGTGTCACACGCTCTGCGGTTTCAAGATTGGAGGCTCCGTACGGGACGACCAAGTCTTCTGCGGGGATGAATACGGCGACCTGACGGCCTTTGCTTGGGTCGTAGTAGACCTTCTTGAAGGCGGAGCCGGTGATAGGTAGCGACCACAGGAGCTTTTCATGCTCTGGGCGGTATTCCGTCATCACTTCCGTCAGTTGGTAGTTCATGTCTTCTTGAACTCTGGCGGCGGCTTCTTCTGTTTCTGGGGTTTCTTTTCCGATGATTTTGGTTTTGACCGGCCCCATTGCAGGGAAGGTTTCAGAGATGCCCTCTGATTGGAATCTGACAACTGACTCTGTCAGCATGGGGTGGAACACCCCGCAGGCCCCTTGCCAAGGTTCTGTGCGTTCTTCATACCGCAAGCCCAGAAGCTTTAAGCCTTCGACATAGGTTTGAATCCAGTCTTTGCGGTCACGCTGGTCGGACATGAAGTCATCGATCAGGTCAGAACCCAAGGCTTCCAGTTCTGAATCATCCATGAATTCCGCAAGGTTGGCGTTGAAATCTGCGTCGGTATCTGGCTCCATGTGGATAGCCAGATCATCCATGTAGATGTCAACTGCGTCAGGGTTTTCGATTTCAATTTCGATGTCCGGCGCGGTCAATTCTTCCAAGCCTTTAGGCGCTGCGTACAAACCTTTGTCTATTGCCATTTTGATTCCTTAAACCGTGTAATACCGCTCTTTGCGGCCTTTGAAGTACCTGACTTCGTCCTGCTCATCTGAGTCAATCGAAATGAAGCCGCCCTGCCGGTAACGAATCAATGCCTGACTGGTCGAATCCACAAGGTCATCGTTGTCGCCATTTGGAAAAGCCGCAAGCTCTTCCATCAATTCATCAGCCCAACGGGTTTCTGGACACCAGACCACGCCAGATGCAAACAGGTCTGATATCGCGTTTACACGCGCTATCTTATCGTTTCCTTTGCTTGGTGTGTACTCCTGTAACGGGATGCCCATCGCCCGCAGTTCATAGATCAAGGGTGCGCCAGCAGCCTTCTTTTCCACAATCAGGGTGTCTGGGTTCCAGTCTTTCCACATCTCCATTGCTTTTTGTTTCAGCTCTGGGAACTCCATGCGTTGTTTAAACGAGTCCAAAACGATGATGTTGGACTTCATATTGCCCTGCGCATCGGGGTGTTGGAACACGCCCCACGTGGTGCAGGCTGAGAAATCAGCCCGGTTGTTCTTTTCAAAGGCGGTATCCCAGCTTTGGATGATGAATTCGCACAGGGGCGGTGTTTCACTCTCCCAAATGCGCCACATGTCCCGCTTGATGATGGCTGATTCGTTGCCGGTGGGGTTTTGTTGGTACTGCGCTTCCCATTTTGCTGCGGGCAATTCAGCTTTCAGGGCTTCCAGCTCAACTTTCGACCAGAATCCGGGCCAAAGAGGGGTTCCTGACGGCAAAATAGCGGGAAATTCGATGACTTCCCAGTCATCCACGCCGCCTTTTTCCGAATTCTTGATGATTTGGCCTGTCAAATCCCGTTTTGACCACCTTGTCATCACAATGATGATGGCTCCGCCGGGCTGTAAACGCTGGCGCGGGCCGGATGTGTACCACTCATACACCCCATCAAAGACTGCGGGGTTGTTTTGGCGGGCTTCTTGTTCCGAATGCGGGTCATCAATGATCAGAATGTCCGCACCCTTACCTGTAACTGCGCCACCAACACCAATAGCGAAGTAATCCCCGCCTTTGTCGGTGTTCCAGCGGCCTGCCGCTTTGGAATCCGACGACAGTTTTGTCTCAAACACCTTGGCATAGGCTTCTGACTGGACAAGATTCCTGACCTTACGCCCGAACCCAACAGCCAGTTCTGCGGTGTGTGCAGTCTGG